TATATAATTCCATTGGCGTTTTTCTTCTTCCCACTTAACCAAAATTGATTCATAATTGATATCTTTCATTATTTTTTTGATCCCTTCCGTTACATCGGAAACGGTTTCCCCGGACATATTCAGGGCGGCATTCTTTAGGGCCACCGAGATTGATGCGTTTGAAGTACCCGCCAGATCATTGGCCCAGGATTTGAGCATGGTAGTCAACCCACCTGAATATCCGAGAGCGATAAGCCCCGCCCTCATGGCATCATTTAAACTTTTGGCGGTGGTTGAACCCGCTACATCAAGCCAATACTCTTTTAAAAGTGAATTTATATGCGTCTTTGATCCGATAGCCATTATTTAGACTTCTTCTTCTTTTTCTTCACGCCCTTTTCATCCACTTCTTCAAAGCGATCTTTTAAAGATTTTATATCGTGGCGGTTTGGATCGTATTCAAATACATCGCCACTTGGTTTTTTAAAGTATCGTTTCATTTTATTTCTCCCTATCGAGGGGGGCAAAAGCCCCCCACCGATATAATAAGGTCAGTTTAATTAACTGACGTCGTGCAAAATAGTCACACCAAAGGCGTCTTTCGTTTCGACTTCGCCCCAGAAACCCGTAGCCACATATTCAGTAGACCTGAATGATGCGTTACGTTCTGTTTCGATTCTGAAAAGACCCTGCGGTCCAACTGCCAAGCCCAATGCCCCGCGAGAGAACATAAAACTTCCAGAATCACCACCAGATGAGATATCGTCATCAATTTCATTGCTGAAATAAATGTTAATTCCACCGAGTGAAGTGACCCAGCCATTGCTCAACATTTCCTGACCCTGGACTCCTAAGAGTGAACCGGGTTTGGCAACGTTTGAACCAGTAACGGCAACGTCAACTAAAAGGCCTTGAATGCCTTTATCACCCCAGATTCCCTCGTCACTCATGACAAGGTTATAAGGTCCGGGTGCGTTGGCGGCTCTTAATTGACGTAAACCACCAAAGATATGATCTAAGGTGAGTTGTGTCCCAGCACCGCACTCTGTTTGCGAGAACGCCGTGCCAAGTGCTGTAAGGTCTGTATCGAGTTTAGCCGCAACAGCGTTCCCGAGGATGTCCCCGGTGTTGCCAGCGACATCATCGGCATTACCCATTACAGCCAGGTCCGTTACGTCTGCACGAATAACGTGTTCAGAAACGGTTGCTGACCGGGCGGTTGTGGTCACAGATGTGACCGTTGTATAATCTGACCCGTCTGTTGCGGCACCTACGCTTGAAGATGCAACAGCAGTATACTCAGGCCATTGGACTGTTATTGCCCCAGGAGGGCATATTTTTGCGGAGACCAAAGGGTACATGACATTTGCCACGTTGAAAGCGATGATTGCATCGCCAATAACTTTATCAAGACCACCTTGGGCGACTCCGGTATCAGTTTCAGCCATTTGACTTACTTCCTTTTATTTGGAGGTTCCCATCCATTGAAGTATTTTCGATTCGGTGCGGGCTTCTTCCCCTTCGATACATTATTGGCACGCTCCTCTAACTCATCAATCATTGATTCGTAAGGAACCTTCTCGCCACGAATAGAGGCATCAATATCACCATCGGGTAAATTAGTCTCCCTGAGTTCCTTTGCAGGATCAAGGTCAACCCCGAAGGGTTTGTACTTATTTGTAGCCAATGGGGATGTTCCTCGTTGCAACGTTCTGCTTTTTATATGAATCGGGATCGGATGTTGCCCATTCAGCCATTGAACTGTAACCGCCAAACGAACCTGGTGATTGATTATCAACCTTAACCGGGTTCGGCTTGCCGTTATATTCTTCGGCCAAGTCCTGAATCACTTCAATCGGATGTTTTGAAAATTTATCACGCTTTTCTTCGGGTAATTTCTGTAACCAGAATTCCCGTTGATTAGCCTCAAGAGTTTCCAGGCGTTCCATAGCGGTGGTGCCGTCCTTGACTTTTATTTCAAGTTCAGCAATGTATTCATCCTTTTTGCCTTCAGCAATCAGGAGGTCTTTTCTCCGCTTTTCATCGTCTGCTCGTAATTTTGCAAGTTCAGACTGCAAATCCTTGATCTGGGTCTTCTTGCTCATCACTTCCTGCAACAATACCGAATCGCCTGAAGGTTCCGGTTTGTTCTGGCTTGAAGTAGCCAACTCCTGCACGTTATCTGGTGCCTTTTCTTGCCCGCTGTCTTGGGTCGTTTCCTGACTCATACTGAGTTCCTTTCTTTATTTGCCAATCGTGAAAGTGATCGGCTTTTTTGTGGCCTCCTTAGTGTTCTTTTTAACCGAAGAGTCCACTTGTTTGTTAATAAATCTTTCTATCCCGCTTGATACGGGTTTCGCCTTTGTAGTAACAGTTCGCCCCATCTCGTCATTCCATCCCACCTTCTGAGCGTTCACACCGCTCCAGCCAATAACAACACCATTCTTGTTAAACCCCCGAACCTGGAGATTCCTCATCATATCCCCGGTTAATGTGAGATTCACTTTTGAACCCGTAGAACCGCCCCTCTTGATCTTGGGTTTGCGTTCAGCATATCCAGGTGAATACTTTTTAAATGCTTTGCCGTGAACATCTTTACCGCCGAGTTGAGTGTGGACCCGTACCCGGTCCGCAATCTCATCACCCATTTGTTTCCAGAATGAAGGATCAAAGTCAGGGATATTTGAAAGATTAGCCACGTTGCTCAATCTGTTGCTGGGGGGTTAATGGTGTCCGCCATTTGCCCTGTTTCTTCTTATTATCTATTACTCTATCAGCACCCTTCCGATCTGAAAGTTTATTTGCTACACTCGTAGCCCTGCCCCATCTATGTCGGCAATTAAAACCTCCCCCATCACTAAACGATCCGGGGAATTGTGAATCAATCTGGTCCCGTGTCAATGGTCCTGCCGACATCATATTTAAACAGATATCACGGGTCTTATCATCCATTGGCCCCTGGTAGATATAGGCCGCATTGGGCGGATCAAGTTCTGCCATTTCCATCGTCACATTCCGCTCGAATTGGTTGAGTGCGGTATTGGCTACGGTTTCGGCTTGATCGGGCCGTAATACGCCCCCTGAACCCCTTAAAATGCCTTCTGTTATCTCTCTCTCAGTTGCGTTGCCTAATATCCCCCGGGCCACTTCCGTTTTGATGGTTTCAGCGGACAGTCCCGCTTGTTGCATGAGTCTCGATCTATCCATCCGAATCAATGCGGTTAAAGCCTCTTCCGTTACTTCCCCGGTCATCTCCATCACACCTAAAACGGATTCATATTCAAGCATCAGATTGTCAATATCAGCCTGGAGATTCAACTTGTTTAAGATGATATCCTCCATGTTCAGCGATTCTAAGACCAGAAGAATCTCGTTCTTTGTAAGCCCTTGATTTCGCAAATCAAGAATCTGGCCCGCAAGTTCCTGCTGGACCCTTTCTACTGCCTTAGCAAATTCCTGGGCTGCTTTATCTTTAGCCAACTGGTTGCCTCAATGCGTTTAATAATGTGTTCTGTTGCGGTTGCTCTTCTTCCTGCAATTCACCCATCTTTTCAGCCAGTTCATCATCGGTAATGTCTTCATTGAAATAGCGGATCAGTTCCTTACGACTGATCAAATTGTTGTCTAACTGGAATTGGAGGCGGTCCTTTTCTTCAGCCCAGGTTGTGGGGAATCCGGCCTCCGAGAAGTCCACCGCATAACTTTCAGGTAGAACTTTGCCTGTATGTATTTGCAGAATAGTCCGATCAATCTCATATCTTGATTCCTCCCATTCCCTGAAGATGGGGATGTCCGATTCCCTGGACTCCAAATTCTCCATGCTTAATATTTTGAGAGCCTCACCGCTGGGTGGTGTACCGCCTTCCCCCCACCTTATAGCGAGTGAATGGTTCTGGCCTACCTGGTTCACCATCATCTTGACCGATTCGATCATGTCTTTTATAGAACCCGTGGGTGATACATATTGAAGAGTTGCACCCTCAGGAAGTGAGATCAATCGCTCAATGCCAGCCTTTAAATTTGGAATCTCCGTATCAATCCCCGTAATAACGGGCTGGCCTAATGCGAACCGGGTAGCGAGTGCGATCTCTGTCATGGCTATACTCACCTGTAAGGCGGCACGGGCCACATCCATAGAATCAGATGGGAACCGCACCTTAGATACCGGAATAATATTGTAGGGGTTGTCCATTGACTCCCCCACTTGTTTAATCTGGGATGATGTATCAAATAGGAAATGAAGTCCAGGCTCCCCATTCCTGGCCTCACTCCAGAATACGAATTGTCTCTTCCCTTTATGATCCTTGCCCACTTCATAGGAGACACCAAAGAGATCGCCGTCCGGTGTGCAGTATTCTTTTACATGGGGTACAATATCATATTCTAACCGTTCATGCCGTTCATTATACTTAGAACGCAAATAACACTTCCCAATCAGCCACGCAATCTCAGAGAATTCCCGTATTGTTGAATCAAGATGATGGGCAACCTCCATATAATCTTCAGCGGGTTCACCGCCAACAAACCTTTCAGGCGGTTCCTTCCATAGCATCATCCTTGATCTTGCGAACCGCGGAACCACCCGCATCCCAAAGGGCGGAACCTGGGAGAGTGATGAGCCGGGGAACCATTGCTCCAGATGCTTATCTAAATTCCTGTTGTAATAGAAATCCAGAGCCGTATTCTTCTCCGCCAGTTCCTTTTTTAAGAAGTCATTCTCCGCCCGCCTGACCGAATTCATAACCGCCTCACGGCCCAGGTCCGGTAAGGTGATCTTATCGTTGTATTTATATTCCATTCTAATCCTTACGCCACCGCATACTTGCCGGACTTCTGTATAGATGAGGTTATAATTGAACCGAGTTGCTCGGTGTGTTTTTTATGCAGATGCTTACCATAGAAATGAAGTCCGACAAGCGTGCCTATCATTCCCAACAACAAACCAAGTAAAAATTCTACCATTGCTGACTTACCGCCAATCTCTTAACAACCGGATGCCTTAATGCTATGTAATAAGAGCAAGCATCTAAAGCGTGGGTGAGTGATATGTCTTTGACCTTATCAATTTTCCCATCCCGTGACCGTTGGACTTGCTCCAGGTCTTTAATGAGATGCTGACAAGACGGATCGATGGTCATCATTATCTTCCCATTCGCATCTAATAACATTCGATTTAATGCGTTTAAACGGTCAATGATCGGGGGGTTGGCCTTCTTAGCCACTACATGAAAAGAATGATCGGAAAGGATTTGATGATCCGAGCGGTTCGATGTAGTTGACCGGGCTGATCCAGCACTATCCGGGTAGACCTTAATCCCTGGGGCCACCTTCTTCATTGCCCTTGCCATCTCATCCGTGTTGGAATTGGACAATCTTATCTCATGGAAGTAATGGATCGTTCCATCGGTGAACTCACAGCCCAATACAGCGGTCATATAATCCACGTTAAAATCAATCCCCCAGAATAAATTCTCTGTTAATTCATCGGCCTGTTTAACGTGAACCTTGCGGTCAAAGTTGTAGGCAGCACGGTTCCCGGTACTTACAAAGTCGGCAAGGAATTCTGTTTTAAATGTCGGCTCATCCATTGTGGCCTTTGCCCGTTCTATCTCATCTTCAGGTACGAACCCGCCTTCTAATGTGGTGAACTGCCAACTCTTCCATTCAGGATCACTCTGGCCCCGTAGGTAATAATCATACAGATGATCGAATGAGTTCGGCGTTCCAATAAACAATGTTTCCCCTTGTGTGGTTGTTAACATGGGATAAATGATTTCTTCATATACATGGGGCTTGATATAACTGAACTCCTCCATGACAACCATATCCAACCCGGCCCCCCTGAGGTTGTTCTCCTGCTCCGCTCCTTTGAGTGATATTTCTGCATCATTAGGAAGTTTAATAGATAATTCCGATTCGTTGATCCTGGCTCCCTCCCATTGACGTAGAGTGGAACGCAATAGAGGCCAGATAACAGTTTTCATTTGCCGATACGTTGGTCCCACAAACCACCGTCTTTCTCCCGGTTGTATCTCCTTCTGAAGTAACCATATAATTGAAAATATGCTCTTGCCCCATCTCCTCCCCGCTACCAGGACTTTGTTCCGTGCCGGGTCGGTTATGATCTGTTTTCTTGTTTCGTTTATTACCCAATTAATCAATCGTCAACACTTGGATAGGTTGGTTGTTGTGGGTGATCTCTTTGAATTCCTTTGCCTTGCCTTCCGTCCGGTCCGCTATGAACTGCACCGCCCAGGGCTTCCCCTCTAATGCGAACTGAAAGACCTTGTACATGATCACATCCAGTTTGGTCTTGCCGTCCACCGTGCCTTCTTCTTCACCAATCTTGTGCAGTATATCAGGAATAGTTTTTATCTTTAGCGGTCTGCCGTTAGGATTACCGGATTCCCCCGGTTTCCATCCCTTGCCTGTAATTCCACCCGGCATCTTGCCGTT